AAGTTCAACACCACGCAACTAAAGAACGCTTTGAAAGGTGTTTATCTTGACGGTGGTTATGTTGGTTCTGCTTATGCCGTAAGGGATTTAGGCGACAAGGCAACTGCCGTAACACAATTAAGCAAAGCAGCAATCAACTTTGACTGGGCTTCTTGGACACCCGGAGACCCAATAGCAGCGTCGCTCGTTCAGCACGGTGGATTATTCAAAACGCTAAACGCAATAAACAAAACAGTTGACGGTATCAAGAAATCAACTATTGACCGCATTGTGAACATCATTGGTGATGGAATTGCCGCCGGAGACCCAGCAAAAGACATAGGCAAAACGATTAGGCAATACGTTGGTGACAATGCTCGCGCTGACATGATTGCTATTACAGAAACAAACCGTGCGTATAATCAAGGTGCGGTAGACCAATACTCGCAATTCGGTGTTAGTGAATGGATTTGGGTGACATACGAAGGTGCATGCGGAGAGTGTCTTGACCTAGAAGCCAATGGTCCATACTCAACAGCAGACGCAACACTCGTTCCACCTGAACACCCAAATTGCCGTTGCACGGTTAATGCAGTAATCTCAACAAGTTAACAAGAGGAGTTTTTTATAATGGCACAAGACGTTACCTACGTAGGCTTCGGAGACTTAACATTCAAGTCAACTGAAGACGGTTCGATGTTCGTTTATGGTAAGGCAACAGGTCCAGACCTTGACCTTGACCAGCAGATTTGCGACGAGAGTTGGCTCAAGACAGCAATGCCACAGTGGTTGGCTACTGGCGCGAACGTGCGCGAGATGCACAGTTCTATCGCAGCCGGTGTAGGTATTGAACTCAACGCTGAAGGTGATGACTGGTACTTGAAGTCAGAAGTCGTTGACGCAAACACCATGAAAAAAGTAGAGAAGGGTGTTCTTAAGGGATACTCAATCGGTATCAAAGGTGCGCGAATTGTTAAGTCAGATGACGCTCCTAACGGTCGTATCGTAGGCGGTCAGATTGTGGAAGTGTCACTCGTTGACCGTCCAGCAAACCCAACTGCAACTGTTGAAATTGCTAAGGCAGTCAATGGTGAACTTGAAATTACAAAGACCCTCGAAATGCAAGCACTTATTCCTAACAAAGACATGGCTCACGACGCTGGCGAAATGACACAAGATGTTGTTTACAATGACAGCCACGTAATCCGTGATGGCGAAGACCCATACCCTGCTGCTCGTCCTTGCGCTGGATGCAACGGAACAGGTCGTACAGAACAGACTGACGCAGTGTGCGAAGTTTGCGGTGGCGAAGGTTATTCAACTGCTGATGTAATCACACCCGGCAACGACTTCCCTAACATCGTTGAAGATGGAGATGACAAAGCAGTAGAGGCTGACACTGAGAAAAAGGATTACTCAGACAAGCAGCGTAAGAACATGTCAGAAGCAGGACAGGCACTTCCTGATGGCTCTTACCCAATTCGTACCGTCGGCGACCTAAAGAACGCTATCCAAGCATTCGGTCGTGCAAAAGACAAAGCAGCAACTAAGTCTCACATCATTGAGCGCGCGAAGGCACTCGGCAAAGAGAACCTCATTCCTGACAACTGGAAGTCAGTTGACGCTGACACAGAGAAGATGGAACACGACGCTGATGACCTCATGGCAGTACGTCAATCAATTATCAACCTGATTAAGGAAGAACTTGATGAGATGGCTCGCGGTGAGGAGAACGAAGTCTGTGACATTTACCAACTCGTACAAGCACTTGAGTTATTCATTTGCTGGTGGGAAAAAGAAGCAGATGAGGAAGAAACAGCAGAACCATTCGCAACAACAACTGAAACAGGAGATGACTACATGGCATACATTGGACTTGGCGTTAGCGCCGACCTTCTTAAGTCTGCTTCGGCAGATGACGCAACACCGGAGTCAAAGGAAGAACTCCGAAACGAAATCGTCAAGGCTTTAGGTCTTGAGGAAACCATCACAACAAAGGCTGAACTAGCAGAAGCAAAAGAGGAGTTAACTCTCCTAAAGGCTGCTCTAGATGAAGTACGTGAGATGGCTGCACCCGGAGGACCAGTTCTCCGTGCAACACAGGCACAAGCAAGTAAATCTGCTGACGCCGAACGACTACAAAGCGAAGCAGGAAGATACCGGAAACTTGCTCATGAAGTAGTTGACCCATCAATGAAGGCTGGATACTTGAACAAGGCTGCCGAAATGGAAGCCGACGCCAAGCGAATCCTTCAAAACTAATTTATCTAGGAGATAATCAAAATGGCTTTTACAGCACCATCAATTGACCAACTGTTTGGCGGACTTCCTGCTGAACAGCGTCTTGACCGTTTCGAGGCTTACAAGTCAGCACTTAGCGTTTGCCAGTCAAACTCACTTCGCGCTGCTAAGACCGGAACAGTTTCATTCAATGGTAACTCACTCGTTAAGAGTGCCTCTGTTGAAGAGCGCATCGGAGAAATCCGTGACCTCGTCACAAAGGGAATGTCTGCTGACCAGATTGGTGACATCACTTCTGCGCTTGACCGCGTACAGGATGTAACTAAGGCTGGCTCAGAGTGGACACTTACCAACCCACTTAACAACTCAAACTCTGGCGTTACAGGTCTTGTACCTTACGACCTTGAACCAGCATTGGCACTTCTTGTACCACGCTCATTCATTCTTCGTAACAGCACAAGCCGTATCGGTGGAATTGGACAGGCTTACGAATTCCGTCGCATCCTCGGTGTGACGAACTCGAACACTGGTGGCGTACCAAACATGAGTACGTTCTTCAACCCAACTGGCACACAGGCTCAGTTCGGTCCAGTAACGCTAAACCGTCCAGCAAAGATTCAATACGCTGCTGACAAGATTGTTTTGTCACACGTCAACCAGGGTGTGTCTGACCAAGTTGACCTTACTGCTCAGTTCGCAGGACAGGGATACACAGACCTCCGCCAGTTGTCACACACAAGCACAATCTGGGCTCACATGCTCGGAGAAGAGCGCAACATGCTTAACGGTGTTGCACAGGTTCTTACTATTGCTGGTGTTTCTGGTGTTGCTTCAAACGCATCATCTGTAACTGGTTCAGGATTGCCATCAGGAACCGCAACAGCCGTTTACGTAACGTTCTCGTCTGCTGCTGGTGAATCACAGGCAATTACATGCACAGGAACAGTAACCACAACAACTGGTTCAGGAGTTCAGGTTGCCTTCACAGGAGCCATTGACTCTAACGCCATTGCTACCAACGTTTACGTGAACTACTCAGGTACTTACTACAAGGGAACAACAGTAAAGACCAACGGAAACTCACCAACCACTTTCACAACAGTTGCGGCTTTGCCTTCAACTTCTGCTGACAATGGTTCATACAACGCACTTGGTTACAACGGTTACGTTCAGACATTGACTGACTCAAACACTGCTGGAAACGTAGTTGCACTCAACGGCGCTCTTTCACAGAGCGTTCCGGGTTCAGATTTCCAAAACGTGTTCTACAACCTTTACACATCAGTTATTGCTGACCCTGACATGATTCTCACAACTGCTTCAATCCGTAAGGCATTGGCAGCGAGCATCCAGCAGGAAGGTACACCAACTGGTTACCGTCTTAACTACCAGACAGGTAGCGACGGAGTAACAATCGGTTCAGTAGTCACTGCGATTCAGAACGAATCAACAGGAAAGATGGTTGACGTTGTTGCTCACCCATACATGCCTGCTGGTGTTGCTCTGGTTCACAGCAAGACACTTCCATTCCCAGACTCAGGTGTTTCAGAGACTGTTCAAGTGGTTAACGTTCAGGACATGATTGTCCTTGAGTGGCCACAGATTCAGTTGTCATGGGACATCTCGACCTACCAGTACGGAACACTTGCGTTCCGCGCTCCGGCTTGGTCTGGTGCAATCACCAACATCGTTTCATAACGATTGGTTACAAATCGCTAGTTGAGTAATCGGCTAGCACGGAGAGTGTGGTGCAAGGGTTTGCCTCCCCTGACCCTTGCACCACTTCTCTTTTTAAGGGAGAATAAAAGTATGAGACTTGTAGGCAGCGATAAAGGATTACAACAGGTAGAGGTTGGTAACAAAGTTATCAATCGTTCTAAAGACGGAACTTTTAACGTTTCGGGAGCAGAAGCACAATTACTAAAAAAATCAGGAGACTTCGCTGTGGCTGGTATCACATTTCGTAATGCGAATGGTTATGAATGCCAGTCATGTCATTTCGTTGGCTTGTACCGCGACAAGTGCGGTCGTTGCGGTGGTACTGAATTGATACCAGAAAGTTCAACAGATGAGTAACATCGCCACCGCTTCATGGATACAACAGTCGGGGCGCATTGAGCCTTATGTCTCTCTTGAAGAAGTTAAGTTCTCCGCCACCGCCTCCGCTATTGACTTTTCTAATCTGGTCGAGAATGGCTCTCAGGCAGTTCAAGACCGCTCGCTCGCAGAACTAATCGTTCGCGCTTCCTCTATGGCTGACCTGTTCACTATGGGTCAATACGGCTCTTTGAACGCAACTATCAACACAGAGAACGGACGTTACCGACCAAATCGCTTGGCTCAGGTAATTATCAATCCATACTTCACACCAATCCTCGCCGTCACAGACTTTCAAATTGGTTGGGGTCCGGGTCAAGGAATGTACGACATTACGATTAACAACGACACATGCTCAATTGAGCGCGAGCAGTTTATTGTTACTTACGCTTCAAGCATTGGTCTTTCAGTTGGTCCGCTAACTATTGCTGGTGGCAACTGGGCTCCTGACGCAGAACTATTCGCTCAATGGACATACATCAACGGCTGGGCTAACACCTTCACAACCACGACAACTAACGCTGGTTCTTACACTCTTGAAGTAACTGACTCAACAGGAATTTTCCCCGGCATGAACATGACTATTTGGGATGGAATGAATGACGAATACGTTCTCGTTGATTCATCATTCGTATTGGGAAGCACCACCATTCCACTTACAAACCCAACACGTTTCAAGCACGGCATGGGAGTGAACTTCTCCGCTATGCCAGCGACAATCAAGCAAGCAGTAATTCACTTTGTTGTTGGACTTGTAAAGCAACGCGGTCAGGGTGGAATTGTTCTTAACGAACTCGGAGAACCAAGCGCAGTAACACCGAAGGCTCAGGCATCCGCAGAAGACATGATGGCTGGTTACGACTTGCTCGACCAGTACCGAATTGTTTGGGCTAGGTCGTAATGTCACGCGCTACGGTGCGAGCAGCGATAACCAAATACCTCGTTGGCGCAGGAGTAACAAACCTTTCAACTGTAAAACCATTCCCTGCAAAGTTCACGCCGGAAATGGAGTTTTACGCAGGAGAAGACCCTGGACACAGTTCAGGTGCAATTCTCTACATCTACTTCGACCGTCAATCTGAAAAGCGCATCGCTCTTGGTGGCGCGCACAACGGTAAAAAGGCAGTTGAATACTCCGTAGTTCTTGACTGTTTCCTTCGCTCAACTAAAAAGAAAGCAGAAGAAGCAGGACAAGACAATGAAGATTTCTTGGACAGTTTGATTACTGCTATTCGTGCCGACCGTAACGCCGGCGCACCGGGAACTATTTTCCAATGGGGAGAAGGTATCTTTCCGGGAAGTTCTGACATAGAAGTAACGTCTTACTATCCGCGCCAGTTAAACGGCTCTGCCAGCGCGACACAAATCTACTCCTCTGTTAGAGTTGCAGTCATTGAGATTTTGAACACATAGGAGCATTATGTCAAAGTTCACTTACACCGGCGACCAGAAGCGCGTTTATCCTCACATCACTGTGACCGGCGCAGTTCTCGTTGCAGAAGCAGGAAAGACCTACGACCTAGAGTTCCAGCCATCTGACGGACGTTGGGAGCCAGCAACAACTCCAAAAGCCTCTAAGACCACGCCAGAAGCCGATTCTCAGCCAGCAGTAGAAGAAACAACCCAAACCCTTAACGAGGAAGAATAATGCCTACAAACCAAGCCTTTTTATCCGCCAACAGTTACCTCGGACTCGTTCTTGAAGCAAACCTTTCTGGTGGTGTAACAACTCCTACTCGCGGTACTGCTTCTACTGGTTCTTACTCGCCTTACTTTATTCCTGTTACTTCACCACAGGTAACACCAATGCAAACATTCTTGCGCGACGAAGCCTTCCGAGGTTCACCTAACCTTGTATACGACCAAGTTCAAGGTGTGCGTCACGACGAGTACGACTTCAAGTCATACCTCTACGCAGACACTTTCCCGATGTTGCTTCTCTCAGTTCTTGGTGGAAACGACATCGTCGCCAACGTAACTGGCTCTGCTTATTCTCACACAATCGGTCTTTACAACAACGCAGGACGTGGCTCGCAGCCATTGTCTTACTCAATTATGGACTTCGACGGTGCCAACTACTTCTTACTTTCAGGTGCGCAAGCAGAAAGCCTGAACATTACTTTTGGTGCAGAAGCAGCAGCAGACGGAACAATTAAGTTCATGGCTAATCCATACGTTTCATCAACAACTGCTCCAGCGCCTTTCACTTCATTCTCTTACGTAGAAGAAACAGGCGAACACCCAATCCCTGCATGGGATACAACAATCGTCGTCGGCGGAACAACTTACAACTACATCGCAACAGGTGAGTTGAAAATCGACCGCAAGACCAAGCCAATTTTCACAATGGGTAATCAAGGTCCTTACGACAACTTTGCTGGTCCTATTGAAGTGACAGGAAAATTCACAGCAGTTGTTAACAGCACATCAGACACATTCTCAACACCTTCGAGTTACACACCATCAACAGGTCAAGTAACTTCAACTGCTTATGGTCTTGCTCGCGCACCACAGGCAATGACTATTACGTTGACTGACCCTAACGACATAACAAGCGGAACTAACCACAGCATCGTTTTGCAGTTGTCATCAACTCAGTTCCACGAAGTTAAAAGAACACGCGGTAAGGAATACACAGAAGTTGAAGTATCATTTACTGCAAACGGAAACACGTCTGACGTTCCTACTGGAACTAACTACTTGGGTTACTCACCAATCAAGACAGTTACAACGAACGCTCAAACGGCTGCTTACCAAACTGGTTACTAACAAAAAAAGGGGAGAACATGCCAGCAATAAACCTATCCACCGGCGATTCAGCGATTATCTATTCTCGTAGTGAGATTAGTGAGCGCACGAACCGTAACATCTCGCGCGCGTTCATGGGCGCAGGTGCTATCGCTTCTAAACTTCAATCTTTGGGATTCAATGAAACAAAGCCTGAAACGTGGAACAAGTGGTCAGAATTGACTTCAGAAGAGCAAGACGCAATCAATGATTACCAAGCAGAACTTATTGTTGGTTTTCTCAAGTCTTGGTCGCGTGGAGAATTGCCAACAAAAGATTCTTGCCTAGACCTTCCTTCAACATTGTTCCAAGAATTAGCGAATGAATGTTCAAAAGAATTCAGTAACGCTCCTGACTTCTCGCCGGATGGTGTTACAGACCCAAAAGCGCCTATCGCAGAATAAACCGCCTTCGCTCTGCCCTTGAGGGGAAAGACGCAGACGTAGACGGAGAAGTTGCTTCCTATTTTAGGGAATACCAATTTCGCTCTACTTTCTCTTGTTCACACGAAGACTATTTAACGCAACCAAGCGAAGTAGTGGACTGGTTGCTTACAATAGATGGGATAGTCAAGGAGATTCAGAATGGATAATGTTTCAATGCACGTTAGCGGTGTTGACAACGTTGCTCGTTATCTCGAAACTCAAACTGCAAAACTTGACATGGCTGCTCGCAACATCGTGCAAAAAGGCGGATTGATTATTGCTAATCACGCCAAAGATGAATTCAAAGGTGATGGTTTGTCACCAGACATAAACTACCCTCACCCTACGAACCGTACGCATAACCTTCGCAACTCAATAAAAGTTCTAGATGTTAAAAGAGAAGCGTTAGGTTCTTGGTCAAGCAAAACTGGTCCAACGAAGATTTATGGTCGTCGTGTAGAACTTGGCTATCCGGGAGGAGAAGGTCGCGGTCACGCGCGCACGCGAGCGTTCCCATACATGGGTCCGGGATTTGAAAAAAGCAGGGGAGAACTTAAAGAACTCTATTCTTATGAATGGCGAAAGGCACTTTCCTAATGGCTGATACATTAATGCCGCCAGTAATCGTTGAGATTATGGCTTCAATCAAAGATTTCACTGCAAAGAAAAACGAAACCATTGCAGGAATGAAAGAAATTCAGGCTGCCGGTGATACGACCGGTGCGAAACTTAGCGCAATCGGTGCAAAAATAAGCAACTTTGCTTTGATGGGTTCT